CTTTGTGCTGGTGTCCTTTCTTACATTATTCATATTGATAGCGCGAATATAATCAACGGTCTCAACAAGCGGATTTCCAGCTTGCTCAAATATCGTATAAGTGGTGAAGTCCTGCTTCACACCAAGCAGGTTTCCAGAGTCACAAGCGCATCCAGCCGCAGCAGCAGCCCTCTTGTTACTCACAGCAGCTTCCCGTAGATGTTGCCAAGGTAGTCAACCCAGAACACGAACATATCCACACCAGCGGTTTTTAACGCGGTTCTACCTGTGTTCGCAGCAAGATAGGCGGCGATGTCAGTTGAGAACGTGCCATCCGGCAAAGACCAATTAACAGGAGTAGCCCAAGTTATAACTTGCGAACCTGCATTTTCAATTTCAAGTATAAATTCTCCACTCTTCCCCATAGCCGGAAAGTTTGAGAGCGTCAGCGTAAAGCTTCCATTACAAAGAATTCTATATTGAGTCGCTACCGAAAAATCAACTGTCTGAGGGTTTAACGAGGAACTACCCAAGTTGACCACTTCCAACTTCACTGTTGATGGTTTATTCAGCACACCCGCCCACTCAACAGCCAATGCCTCGGCAATCTTGAATGAGACATATCCGGCTGCATTGCCTAGCTGTGTATCGTCCACGACGTGATAAAGCAGGCCGCCATCCAACTCTTTTACCTTGTCGCCGTTCTGAACTTCTGTTGTTGTGAGTGCAAAACGCGCAGCTTGATTTGCTACCGTCACCAATCTTTCTTGTGCAGCAGCAGGGATTTGGCTCAGCGGGATAACACCGCCAACCAAATCAGCCTTTAGATCAAGTGCCCACTGCGTCAGCGTTGAGATCGGTTTATCAGCGTCGGCGGTATTGTCTACGTTGCCCAAGCCCACTTGCGCCTTGCTGACCTGATGCGGATTATTCAGATTTTCCAGATGGGTAGTAATGCCCAACTTGTTGGCGACTTCGGCGAGTGTGCGTTTAACCCACCGCCCGGCAGAGGCCAGCAAAAAATCATCGTCATCGACAGCCAACGAATGCTGTACATATAAAGTACCCAGTCCGGCAGCGATCAGCGATTCTCCGTTCGCCATAAAGCCTTCCCAGCTCAACGGCCTCGCACCGGCAGGGACAGACCCGATAAAATCATGGATGACAACACCGCTGGCGATCACGCGGCAGCTATAACGCGTAGGCGTGTAGCCCTCATCGTTTGCCCACAGCTCGACATCGACTTTGGGGTCAGCGCTCTCATCCCAAAATACGCCATTGACGTCGGTGCATGCCTCCAACATTCCGGCGACACGCGCACCATCCGTCCAGACATCTGTCGCACGCCCGGTCTCATCGACCAGCTGAAATATCACTCTGGCATTGGCGACAGGTTTCAGATTCAACCCGAGTATCGGGCTGAGCGCGTTATCCAGTTTGCGTTTGGTCGGCATGATCAGTACTTGATGCAGAGCAAGATTTTAAGACCGGCTGCCAGATTGGCAGTGCCACCCCCGGTGTTGATAGACGTATCTCGCATTTGTATAAATGTGCCGTCACCCGTTTGAGCACCTGTTGCACCAGCGTAAGGGGTTCCATCAGTTCGCCCTTGAAAGGGATGAACGTGGTTCTTAACCGTACCCGTTGATTGAACACCGACATTGCCATTCGCCTGCAGCAGTGCGTGACCTTCGGGTAGATATGGCAAACCAAATGTGCTTGTTCCATTTCCGATGCCATAGGTCACCCCGATAGCTGCAAACAGGGCGGCATAGGTTGTTCGACTTACATTAGTCGGAACAGTTGGTACGACCAGCGAACCGGCAGGGGCAGCAGTCCCTGCATGCATGAATATCTCGCCCGGCTTTTTGCCGTCATCTATTGCCGCATAACGTCCATCTGCCACCACCTGGGTCAACGCCTGTGAAGAGACAGTCGTATCGATCAAGTCTTGAATCGCGTTGAGCACCTGCGCATTGTTCGCACCATTGAGCGCAACCCCGGTCGCCTCTATGACGTTTGCCAGTTCTTCTTGAATCGCATTGCACCACTCAGCATTGAACTCGGTCGGGCTGACACCCTGTGCGATATCTCCGTTGCGAAATCCATCCTTACCTGATCCAAACAGGTTGGGTGATCTATTGGTCGTATCAATTCTGCGCATTCATTTTCTCCTTCTATCGGTAAGCAAATATCACTTCGGTATCTGCCGGCTTGAATAGCCTGATGGTCTGTTCCAAAACGTCAGATCCCCAAGACGCAAGCGGGCTGTTGCAGTTGCTGTTACAAGTGGCTGAAAAATGCCCGCCCGCTAGCGGGACATTAAGTCGCCATACGGCTCTGTCTTCCTCGCTATACAGCGAGTCATTGCAATGATTCAGACAAGTGGCGGGAGCAAATTCCGTGATCGTGACCGGTGCAAATCCGAGTGCCTCAGCCATTGCGATAAAGTGTCGGCGTGATTGCCCGCCACGCAATGTTGTTTTGGCTCTCAGTGCAGCCAGTCGCTGCTCTTTACTTAACGCCGAACCATCCGGCGCAACGTCCGACAAGCCGTATTCATATTCCCATTCAGCCAACATCGCCGACACCGTCGCGGGCATCACCTCACGCAACAACTGAGCGGCACTGGCCTGAGCTGCATCCAAAGCTGAACCTTCTGCTGCCAGCTCGGCAGATAGCAGCACACCATTCGGATCGTATGCCTGTGGTGGTAGCAAGCGCTTGAGTAATTCTGCGTGGCCAGTCATATTGAGAGTCGCCATCATGTCAGTGTCACCACACCCAACACCGCAATCTCGGAATGCGTCGCATCGACTAACGGTTGTATATTGGCAGTAGGCTCCATGAGCGCGACATCCAACACCCCCGACACACTGGTGATGATGGATTCGAGTTTGGTCTTTCGCACCACTTCTCCGAGATGGATGCCTGCAAAGAATGTTTCTAATGCTGTGTTGATTGCACTGGTCGCATCTACCAGCGTGGTATCTGATAACGTCAGCACGCCAGTGATATCAATCGGCATAAATTGAGGTGCCATCACCAGCACATCCGAGCAAGGCGGTCTGCGTGTCTCATCGTCGATATAGGCCGACACATCCGCTATCAGTTGTGCCGATGGTAATCCGCCAGCGGCCTCAATCACGATGTCGACCGAACGGGTGTTGCGCCGTTGCGGCAACACATAGGCATCAATCACGCCGGGTACTTCCATCGCCCACTTGTAGTAATCGTGCTTTGCACCACCTGATGGCGGCAAACGCAGATCGAACAAATAGCGCGCCAGAAAATCTGCATCGGACTCGATGTCGGTTCCGCCGCTCATCACGACGATGGCAGCCTTTGAATCTATACCAACAGGCGCAGCAGTCAGGGTTAAAGCTGTGTCTGCTGCTTGATTGCCGGACGATCCCGTCTGCGCTGCCTGCGCTGCTATCGTTACCGTCCCGCCCGCACCGATCACATCGGCGGCTGTGGTCACAAAGGTCACGCCGCTGGTCGTTTTGGCCTCGGTGCCGATAGGCACTGCGCTACCAGTCACGCCGTTAAACTCAATCGTCCCGCTCGCAACCACGGCCGACTTACGCTGCATGCCGCGCTGACTGGCATGCAGATCAAGGTAATCGCTATCTGCTGTACTGGCCAACACCTGACGCACTAGCCACTGCTGATGCTGGTATAAGCCCTCGATTGCCGCGCTGACCGCATTGGCGCGCACTGCAAAATCAGAGTCGTCACCGGTATAAGCATCCGGGTTCTGGTTGACGATATCGCGCAGAATATCTTCGCGAATTTGACGATAATCTTTCGATGGGAATCCCATTGTTAAATCACCTGTACCGGATGTTTGAAAGTTAATGTGTCGCCATTGGCTGCATGTGCCTCGATCAACAGTGCCAACCTTTTAGCCTGTCGTTCGGTCGATACATTTATTGCGGTAGCACGCCCGTCGGCAATGATGGGCGCGAGTGCCTGCTCGGCATACTGTCCGGCTAGCTTTGTCACGCTCGCGATGTCTTTTTCGCGAGCCAACTCATGCAAGCGGCTACCCAGTGTCGGGTTCGCCCAGTAGCTACCCAATGGCGTACTCAGACGCAGATAGATCGCATTGATCAACCCGCCGGACGGGTCACGCTGCGCAGCACCTGCCAGCAGCTCGTAATCACGGGTATGAGGATTAATTAGTGTGTCCATTACATCTCCTTGCACATTACATTTGGCCGTTTGCTGCGCCCACGCTGCCGCCGTGCGGATGGGCGTGCGTGTGACCGTTATAGATCGTGCGCATGTCAGCCATGCTGCCCGTCGTGTCGCTTATGCCCGCTACGCCGCTAGCCGCGACACTCAATGCCGTCAGCACACCACTCGCTGTCACGGTCGGGGAGGTGAGGGTGATGCCATCGGCTACTACTGTTACTTGCGGTGCGTTGAGTTCGATCAGCTCACTGGCATTGACGCGGAAGGTTTTGGTCTTCACTTCCACGACATTGCCGCGCTTGAGTACGATGCTGTCGCCCTCATCGGTGTAGAGCGCGGTTTCTCCCGGCGCGAGATTTTTCAACCGATATGAACCGTGCTCGGTGGCGATCACAATGCCATGTGTGGTGCGCCCACCCAGCGGCAACACCACACACATCGCCCCGGCGGGCGGGTTGCTGGTGTAACCGTAATGTTGAAAATATTCGGCATCCTGCAACTGCTCACCTGCCACGCCATCGAGCTGCACCAATTGCACTGCACCCGCAGCCTTTACCAGTGTGAACACGCCTCTAAAGGCTAGGCGGATACCGGCTAACGCGCGGTGGATACGGGTGTCGATAATCTTAATCATGACTTCCTGCTTGTTTTGTTCACGATCCACTTACCATCTTGTTTTAGCGTCAGCATGGTGCGTGTGCCGTCAGTGCGGCTGCGGGTGAATTTACGTGCCATCAAAAAATAGATGCCATCGATGCCGTGTGGCTCTGAATCCACGCGAATGCGCTGCCCCGGTTTCCATAACAGGCCATCGGCAGGTTGGCCGGGTGCAACGATGCGATGCCCTTGCACTTGGACGGTTAGCGTCAAGCCATTCAAATGACTTTCGTCGATGATCTTTTGCGCACGATTGCGGCACTCTGCCACGCTGTCGCACGCATCGGTCACGATCTTGGGGCGATGCCATTTGATGTCCTTGTCTTCCACGGTGTCACGCAGCGCATTCTTTCCTTGCTCTTGCTCAGTGCCATGCGCTTGCCCAAGCACGGTCACTTTTGAATAGCGACCATGCATGGAGATATTTTGTTTCAGGCTGAGCACGTTATTGTCTTTGCCATCTCGTTTGATGATTAGCGTCGCCGAAACAGGCACTGTGTAATCCGGCCCGCCAATCACCAGCGTGCCATCCGGCTCGAACCAAGGCCATAAACCGTTGGCTTCGGCAGCATGAACCAACGCATTCCAAGCGGTATCGCCGGGCTGGATGTTGACCTTCTCACGTATCAGCGTCGCATCGGCATCTATTCGCGGCGGCTTGATGCCGAACTCAGTGACCAGCTTGGCGGCGATCTCTTTCAGGCTGACCTGCTTGACACCGAATAGCGGTGCGGAACAATCCAGCAGGTCGGCGGCTTTATCGCGCCCGGACAAGCTAAAAGTATTATCGTTTTTGCTGACTTGATGATTGATCTCATCCACACGACCCGTCATCACCACATCATCATCTACACGTACTTCGACTGACGCACCCGCAGCAACAGCGGGCGGCATTTGGTTTAATGCCATACCCAGCGACACCTGCCAGGCATCGGCAGGGACGAGCAGATCGCTATCGATCTCATAACTTTGCCAGCGGTCATGCATCTGCCCGCCAATCAATAATTTAACCCTATCAATTTGTGTAGGCTCAACGGGAGTAGGCATGGAGCGAGTCTCCGGCTTGCACGAAATTCGGCAGGCGCAAGTTATTCAAACGTTGTAGTTCAGATGCGCGGTTGTGATCGCCATAGAACGCATGCGCGATCAGGCGTAGATTCCCCGGCGTTTTAACCGTGCGCGAAATCAACGGCGGTCGTGCTTCGATGATGGCGCGTGCGGTGGTTTGCAACGCCAGTGCCTGATTCTTTAACGGCTCGGTGATGGTGCGGCTTTGCTCTATGCTATAGGTCAAGCGCACCTGTTCGATGGTGGCGTCGATATCAGCGCGTGCGATATTGACGATGGCTTCTATCTGTACCGGTGAGCGTGTCGCGGTATCGGCCTCGCTGACCATCATCAAACCCGCAGCATTGGCGAGTGTGACGGTGCTATTCACCACAATCGTCACGGCAACAGCAGCACCAGCTTGGTCTTCTGTCGGGGCTGTGCCAGCAGAAATCTGTGAGCTGGCTTCATACTTTTTAAAGATGGCAAAGGCATTGAGATCATTGCGTATGCTTATCCAGTCCTGCTCAAGTTGTTCGCGCCAGTCGTACACATCCAGCAAGTTATTCACAATGGCAGAAATATCATTACCCCAGGCACGCGGGTAAGCCAACACATCAAGGCCGGACAAGGTCACGCTGATGCCGGTGGTCAATGCCAGTAGCGGTTGGATCATACTGGCGCGTGTTTGGTCCAGTGCTGAAAGCGGATTTGCCACACGCAGGCGATCAATGACCGAGCCATGCACTTCGCTTGCTGCCGCACTGGCCTGAGTGCCATGATTTTTGATGTCCTCGGCTTTTTGTGACGCAACCTCCCGCGAGAAAAATGTTGCTGCGGTAGTGGACTCGACGAATTCGATGGACACGCTGGCTTGATCAAATTTTTCCGCGTCGTGACGAATCTTATAACTGGCGACCTGCACAAACATCAGCCCGAATACCGGGTGCTGTAACCAGCCGCCTTGAGCCTGTCCTGATCCTGTCGAAGGGACAACACCATTCTGCTCATCTTTTCCAGCTAATGCCGCTTCGAACTCTTGCAGCGCTGACTCGTAATCATCCCCGTAAAAAATCGCCTGTACCGAAATCTTGCGCGAACGCCGACCCATGTTCTCGACATCCGCTCCATCCACATAAGGGTAGGAATGTTCGACCAAGACATGGTCCGCAGCGTCATCGGTAGAGATGCAATCGAAAACGATGCCCCTGAAAGATGCGTCCAATAATGTATCTCGCCAACTCATAGTGCGAGATTACGCAAGTGCGAATGCACAGTTAAGACGGAAAGCGTTCCGGGGGAAACCTGAGCTTAAGCCGGGGAGTGGCGGCTAGTAATAAAGCTAATCGTTCTTAGCGCCGTTCTGTATCCAATGATAGATCGCCCATTTCTTTTCTTCAGACAGCTTGGACCCTTTAGGCATTCGCTCGGTGGCGACCATGTAATACAGCCGGCTTTCCAAAGGCTTTCCAGCCTTAACAACGTTTTGAATGCTGCGGTAATCCATCAGGAAAGGGGGGCGGGCGGCGTGGCAATATGAACAAATCTCGCCGAATACGTTTTGGCTAAGCCATGTGTAAGTCGGCTTAACGCTGTGATCAACAGCAATATCAGGGGGCGGCTTTAATACCACCGTTTCACACGCTGCGAGTGACAGGCTCAATAGTGAGATAAGCAATAAACGCATAGGCCTATCATAATGAAAATCGAACGTTCTTGGGAAAGCTTAATGGCGTCTTGCCGTTATCTAGCTACTGAGTTGCTGCGTTTCTGTCATTGTCGACTTGTTATACTCTCGCAATGAAGACATTTAATATGGCATCCAATATCTTCCTGGTACTTTTGCTACTCTTTTTATTATTTGCATTCGGATTTTCTCTGGATGATCAAATGGTTCTGGATGGTCTGATAGGGATTTCTATTGTTCTGTTCGTTATCGCGTATTTAATAGCGTTTGTTCTTAGGATATTTTTTTACCCGTCAGATGAATCTGATTCACAGCCATCCGATGCGAAGTGGAATTGGTCACAAGTGGTGATGTGGATAGTCGTGCTCGCCTTAATTTCTTTGCGGATATGGTATGACATATCAAAAGTCGCCTGATTTTTCTCCTAGCATTATTGTAGAAATGACAATTCGTCATTTTCAGAATCGCTACTGACTCGACAATCTTCTTCTATCTCCGAAAGTAGCGATTCCAAATGCCTATAGAAGTGTTGCGAGATTACCCTTAGGCGAATGTGACGTAGTTAAGACGGAAAACATTCCGGGGAATTATTGGCGAGCAGCGTTGCGTGTATGCGCTTGATCAACCGATGCAACGATGTTGCCGTTTTGCACCTCGACGACAACCTTGGTGGGTTCTTGCTTGCCGTTAATTAAATCATGTAGATAAAAACCTAGTTTCGTTTCTTCGCCGGATACGGCGCTCACCAGCGAATCTATACCATCGCGCACCACAGGGCCAACTACGTCTCGGCCAAACGAAAATGACTCTTTCAGATAGTCAAGCGAACGCACCTTATTAATTAGCCCCAAAGTTCTGCCACCCTTGCTGGGTTTACCATTGCCTCCCCGCATGGCGGCTTCACGATTTTTCTCATTGCGTTTTTGTCGTAATGGCTCTCCTTTCGAAAGCATTCCGCTCGGCCAGTTGGTGACAAATACGCTCTGTACATCCATTGAGCCAGCAACGTTAGCGAACCTCCCCGTCTTACCACCCGATTTTTTCCTGCGGTTTTTGTACAAACTCACCCCAGCTAGGGCCGTGGTCAAACCCCCTATCACGCCCATTTCTAAGCCAAGCCCGCCTGTCGGTGCAGTATCGTCCGCCGATTTCCCCGGTGAATTGCTAGCGTTAGCGGTGATTTTGTCAGAACTATCGGAGGATGTCAGCTTATCAACCTGAATTTCTGCCGCCTTGATTTTGCCGAAGTCAGCCTGTTTAGCTTCGGCAAAATCAGTGCTGAGCCGTTTGCTTTTTGCCGTTTGATCTGCGGAAGCCACCTCGCTGCGGATGATGTCCGAGTTTTCCATCAAGGCTTGAATCAGTTGATTGGTTTCCCGGTTATTAAAGCCTGCCTGACCTGTCTTGAGGTTATCTTCCAGTCCTTTTGCTTTCATCACATCGACTAACTCCAGCAAACCCTCTACACCGCCTTCGCCGCGAAACTTTCCATCCGGCGCAAATTTTTCGACATCGATGTCAAAATTTTTCAACGCTTCTACATATTGTGCGCTGGTGCTATTCACCAGTCCATACTGCATTTTCGCCTTGGCCTGCTCAGGACTATTGGCGGAGGCAGATTTCTGCAACACCTGTGTCATTGCTCCAGTGAGGTTTAGGCCACGCTCACCTTTTATACCGACCGCTTCCAGGCCAGTTGACTGCGGCTGTTTGAAGTCACGACGCACCGCACCAAGTCCCTGTGTGCTTTGCTCGTTAAAGCGGCGCATCACTGCCATAGCCTCGGGAGTAGCCTGCACCAGCAGTGTCGACGTGTGATTGCGATCATTGTTCATTTGCTATACTTCCTCATATGAATATATATATAACGACGTTCAAGATATTCTTTGTATTTTTGCTTATTCTGATACTTTCATATTTCTTTGCAGTGCCACTGGAATATCGATCGTCTCTGGAAGAGAGATTCTCTCTGGAGGATGCAATAGGTGCTATTTCTGTACTGTCTTTTATGCTGCTTATATTGTCGTATCTTCTAGCGTTTATTCTGATTTTTGTTTTAAGGGCAATTTCTTCGATGCAATCAGAGCAGTCCGATCAGGAGTCGGAGGAGTCCTCTGGAAACTATTCGTTTTCGTTGACCGAAACGTTGATACTTTTTGCTATCGTGTCCGTATTAGTTTATCTCGGGGTACCATCAATATGGTCTCTCCTGACTAAATAGCTAGCTCTCTTAAAATGATGGCGTTTCGCATCTTCAGAAATACTACTGATGCGACGCTTTCCTTTCGCTTCAACATCCTTGGGGCTGTCTATTTACAGTATGATGACTGTCACTTTTCATTTGTTATAATTTTCCTATGACATTTAAGATTTTAGTGATATTCCTGCTACTCCTGATCCTCCATCAACTCGGACTTACTTCGGTGGAATTGATTGGTGCTGGTTTATCGCTGTCAGCCCTGATAGCACTGCCGCAGATGGTGAAGAGCCTGACAGGTTGGTTTTCCTCAACGGAGGCATCATGGACTGAGAAAGCAATGCCAATAATTTTCTTATCGGTTGCCGCTTTATTATTTCTTGGCATGGTGTTTTTTTCACCTTCCTGACTGACCCTTCCGCCTAGCCCCCTTGTAATGATGCCGCTTCGCATCCCCAGAGCCACCTCTGACGCGACGCTGTTCTTCCATCTCAGCAGCAACCATTCCTAATATCCATAGCCATTGCCCTTCGGTCAGGTCGCAGGCGGGGAGGCCAAAGCAGTGATAAGCTTTTTCAGCATGGCGGTACTTAAATCGTTCAAAGGCGGATTCTCCGGCGTTTTTTTTACTGTCTCGACCAGTGCGATGAATTCTTCATCCCCCATCGTCCGTTCGGAGGGCGAGAAGGTTTTTTCGTGTTCGAGATAGGCTTCGATCAGCGCGGATTTTTCATCACGGGTGATGACTTCACGCAACGCCAGGGCAGAGTCTGCCAGCGGTTTTTTTGTGACCGGGTCTATCATGGCGCGGTAGAGCAACTGGCTGGCTTTTTCTGATTCAAAGGCTTCGGAAGAGGACAGGCTAAGTTCTACCCCGGCATCTATCATGGCGACTTCGGTGGCGATTTGTGCATCGAGATAGTCTTGCTCGGTCAGTACCCGCAGGCCGATCTTCACCCCGTTGAGGGTGGTCTCGCAGGTTGCTGCGCGACCGGCCTTGAGCTTATCGAGTAAGCTGCTCATAGATTAACCTTCCTCAAACAATACAGGCTGATGTCGCGCACCATTTCGCCTTCGAGTTGATAGCGCGAGTTGATGCTGGTGACGTTGCAGTCTTGAAAGGTGGTGCGCTTGGATGTGTTACCCAGCGGGTAGATGACGATCTGTGCATCCAGCATGGCTTCCCAGTCGTATTCTCCAGACGCAGGGGCGGGCGCGGTGATTTTCAGCTCGTAGGTTTTCATACCGCTTACGCTGCCTTTGGCGTGGCCGGTGCGGTTCATGGTTTTAACCGCCTTGCGCCCTCCGTTGACTGTTTCGTCGAATGACACTACATCGACTTCTTGACCGTTGATCTCGACTACTATTTCGCCGTCGTATTCGATTGACATGTTTGTTCTCCAGTTGATTTATATTCGAGTTAATTAACGTTTTTTACAGCAACAGATCTATGCGTCCGGCAAACACATGCAAGCCGTTCACGACGTCTGTCGGTATCTTGGCATTGAGCCGGTTGGGGTCTTGCAGATCACGTTCTACGATCAGTCCGTTTTTGTTCGCATCCACGTTTTCGACGACTTCCAATTCCTCAAGTTTGTAGAGCACATCAAGTAGTTGGTCGCGCACTTTCGGGGCGGTGCGTTGCGATAGTTTCTCGCGCGGGAAGCGCAGGGCGACTCGTTCACGACAGGCTTTGCGCACATAGTCCAGGGTGCGGATGGTGGTGAGGTCGAGCAGGCTGATGTCGGGGATGGCTTGTGCATCGAGTGTGTAGGTGGTGATAGCTCGCACGATTTGCACTTTTTCTCCCGGCCCGACTTCGAGCGGGGTGACGCCGTTGTATAGCGCGTTTTCTTGCTCGGTGCGGCTGAGCCTGTCTGCCAATGCCGGGGCGGTAACGCCTTTTAATTCGAGCAGGTTGAGTGGGCGTGCCGGGTCTTCTTCGCTCGCTACCACTGCGCCATAGGCGGCAGCCAATTCGCAGGGTTGCTCGGGCACTTTGATGTTAGGTGCACTGATGCGCCCGGTGTTGATGGATGCTGCCAAAGTGGTCGAGGCGGCAAGTGTGCCAGTGTGACTGTAGATGCCGATTGCACCGCGTTGTTCCAAGGGGCTGCTGACGTTATCGAGATGGTCGCGCAATGTGGTCAGGCTAGTGGCATCGTTGAATGCTGAGATGATATTGTCGTGACCTGCGCCGAATACATTGGCGAGCGGTGTTGCTATGTCCGGGTCGGATGCACCGGATGTCATCGCCACGACGGCGGCAGTGATGCCGTTGGCTGAGCTGGTGGTTTGCAGGCTGATGTTATTGCCTTGCGTACCTTTGTTTTTTGCGGTCAAGGTGACTACGGCTGCTGTGGCGGCTGCCGTGACCGGGAGATCCGGTTGTAATCCGATTTGTGCAACCAGTGCATTGGCGATAGCCGTTGCGCTATCCGTTGCGGCAATGGCGATCTGCACCCGCTTGCCTGCCACATTGAGAGTGAATGCGCCGCCAGAAGTGGCCGTGCCGGTGATGGTGACCGTGCCTTCGGCAGCGATACCGGCACCGGCATCATCCAGCGCGATGGCTTGTAGCGCGAGATAGGGATTCGCCTTGATCGCAGCACGGCACATCAGGTGCAGTTGTGAGCCGTTGCCAAAGTAGGTGGCGGCCTCGGTGTCGGAGAATATATCCGTCACCACATCTGCGGCTACGCTACCAGCGGCGATACGTTGACCGATGATTAAGGTCTTTTGCAGGTTGCCGGGCAAGGTGCGCACCGCTAACTTGGTGTTGAATTCAAAATATTTGCCGGGCTTGCGGATGCTTGCCGGAATGTTGTCGAAGTCGATATTTGTGCTGGCCATTATGACTGTCCTTTCTTTTTAGTGATTAGTTCGATCAGGTCACCTTCTGCTTTGCGTCGCAGGTAGTAGGCGGTGTCCGCTACGTTCACCGCTGCTGCATCGGTGATGTATTCACGCGGATTGTTTTCTTTGGGGACTTTGATTCCCGGTGCGGCTTTGACTTTCATATCGTTTCCTCTTTACTTAAGTGTTAATTCATCTGCGCTATCTACTGAGCCATCGTCCGGTGGCAGGTAATAGTTCAGTCCGATACGCAGCCACATCGGATCGCTCAAGTCGATAGGTTCACGCGCCTGTGTCTCGACATATTCCGTGTGAAACTCTCTGGCGAATACCGCTAAGCCTTGCCCACGCAATTTTTCGTTGTAGAGCGTCTTGATCGCGCCCGGCTGGAGTCGTTTGATGGGTAGTCCGAAATCCTGTCCGGCTAACAGCATGCTGATGTCTGCCAGCATCTGATAGGCGCCGACTTCTTTGAGCGCACCGGGCGTTTGGCTGCCTTGTCGGGTGGCGCGCTCACCACGCACATTGCGCGAACCCACCATCACCGAGTAGGTTGCGGACATCAGCCACTTATTCTTTTGAGTAGAAACGGCACGCGGTTTGTCGCCACCCTGATAGGTCACCCATACCGACGGAAAAGCGCGAATCACTTTATCCAGACCGTCATCCAGTTCACCACCGTAGCTGGTGACTGCCTTGAGCCTGTAACCCAGACCGGGCGTGGCAGATGCGGCATCTTTGATGTGGGCGATGATGGCGTCTTCGGTGGTGGCGATCATGTTAGTAGCCTTGCAAGGTGTCGCCGGTAAACACGCCTTCGGACGTACTAACTTGCACCGGTTCTGACTGCGCGGGCGCAGCACCCGAGACACCCAAACCGAGATTGATATTGCCGGAGGCGACTTTTTCCAGAAACTGCACCGCATCCCGGTAGCGGTTGCGCACTTCGTCTGTTTCCGTCACGCCCGCGCCGCACAAACGGTAGCGGGTGATGTCGCAGGCAAAGCCAGAAAGTAGTGATGGCACTTGGGTTAGCGGCAAGGTGTAAAGTGCTGAAAGCAGGTAGGGATCGATCTCGGCATCTGCGCTTGCCAGCGCACTTTGCAGCACGGCGTCGTCGATGATGCCGAGGTCTTCACGGTCGGTGAGCGCGATGACTTCACGTTCACCGTAGCGGGAGATCATTGCAGCTTTATTGGCGTAGGTCATGATGTGTTTTACCGCGGGTTATGCGGCTGCGTCGGTGATCAGATAGCCTGCGCCCGATGCCGCCAAAACTGGAGCGCGACTGTCGTTGACCGGATAAGCCCATAACTTCGCATTGCGATCCATATAGGGCGTCTCAACCAAGGGGTAGCCAGTCAAACGATAGGTGTAGCCATAGCTAGGCAACCCGGCATCGGCCAGCGTACCCATCTCGGTGTAGGCCACGATGACATCTGTGCCCCATACGTCAGTCAGCACACCAGCTTGGTCTTCATAGATGCCGTCACCGACGACGACTTTTTTAACGTCCCACAAAGTGGCCAGCATGTCGGTTGTAACGGAATCACGCCCGGTGTACTTGATGCGGTCGATGATCTTGGGATGTTGCTTGCAGGCGTTGTATGCCTTGGGGGATAGGACTACTACGTTGGGGCGTTTGCCGGTTGCGGTGCGGATGGCTTCTTTGGCTGTTTCGATATCGGCAGACGGGTTGGAATCAACATTAGCGTGGTCTGACCATTGCTTGTTCCCCAACAATAGGTCGACTTGGTTTCCCGCAGCATAGTTAGCCGGGTCGCGTGCGATATTGGCGGCATCGACTTCGCTTTTCAGCAGGATGATGTTTTGTGTCTTGCCGACGGCGGTATGACCCATGTCGATACCCGGTACGGCATTCGCTTCCTGCATGATCTCGAATGGCACAGAGCCTTCAAGTGAGTGATCTTCCAACGCGTAAGGATTGCCCTGATAGCCGTATTGCACGCGCTTGGTGTTGGCACCCGGCGTGCGTCCGGTGTTGTACAGGCGGAAGTCTTCTTTACCGAATTGGATGATCTTGCCGCCGCGCTGCGCGACCGGCACGACCGGGAATAGATATTGCGCGACCAGTTCGTTGTTTTGATGGCCTTGTGCGACAGTGGTCAAGATGGGATCGACGACGCGGGCTTGGGCGGATGACATTACCATTTGAATTTCTCCTTAGAATATATTGACGGTTTGGGTTTAATTGGCGAACAGAATCACTTCGACGAATTCGCCTGCGGCGACGGCAGACTCACCGGGGGCAAGTCGTGCCACGGCAACACCAGTGCTATGGGTAGTGGCTCGTCCGGTGGCATCGGTTTCGATCAGCGCACCGGCAGCTATCGCTGCTCCGGCTTCGACGACTTCTGTGCCGATCACCGTTGCAGTAAAGCGTTCGCCAATCGCGGCATCGGATTGCGCTATGCCTTGTGTGTTGACACCCGCAACGGCGGCGACATCACCGGCAGGGGTGACGAAACGGTGGGCAGTGATCGCGCCGATAGCCAAAATGGATAGGGCGAGTAAGGGGGTTGAGTTATGCATTGTGTTCTCCTTAATGGGTAGATTGATTTTCGTAAGTTGAAACCGTTATGCGCTGACCGCAACGAGCGCGACGTCATAACTGGTTTGGTGGGTCGCCTGATAAGACAGAGCCTTTTGGTGCAACGTCAGCCGTTCTGCATCGACGGTGAATCCGGCAGGGGCGGCGAAATTGAGTGCATCGTTTTCGTCTAACGCTGCACCTGCCAGTTCGCCGAACTCCACCAGCTTGGGATTGGCCTGTAGCGATGCTTTGTATGCGTTGATGAGTGGCTGGCCAGTATCGCCATTGCCGTCACCCTCACCGAACAAAATCGGCTCGTCTTGTGCCGACATGAAGTCCAGCGTGGCGACGGTCACGTCCTTATTGGCAGGCAGCAACTTGCCTTCACCGATCAAACCGTCTGCGAATGCAATATGCTCAGCGTGTGCCGCATCGCGCTTGTGTTTCTTTTCGGCCTCGGCGAATGCGGCCTGACTTTTCTGTAACTCATCGTTCTGTTTTTCGAGCGCGGCTAAGCGCGCCTTGTCTGCATCAGACATGGGATCTCCTTCTGGTTGTGGTTCATTGAATGCAGGAGCCGGAACCGCTCCCTCGCTATCGTTATTATTGGTTTCTGACTTGCGGGCTTCCGCCGTTTGTACGAGATGGCTAGGCACTGCTTTATCCGCCTCATTACGACCGAACTTGCCGATGATCCACTCGCGCAAATTGCGCAAAATGCTGGCCTGCTGCGTATCGCCCCAGTCGGCAAATTCGATTACGCCTGTTTCGGTAAGTCCAAGTATCTCAGCGAACTCGTTGTTATCTGAATGCACCGGGGCATCGGCAAACTCTACCGCACGCAAACCTTTAACCGCAGGTGGCTGCGCACCGAGAAAACCAACATGGCGCAGATAGTAAACACCCGGTACCGGATTGCTGGGTGAGTCAGGTGCATAGAACGACGCAGAGATTTTTTTGAACGCACCGCGCTCGACCATCTCGGCGAACGCCGGATCGACCTGATGCGGGCTGGCTTCGATACCGTCAGCAAACGCCAACGACTGCACCCAACCATAGGCCGGGTCGTCATGTTTAGGATGCCCCACCACCAGGGGTGCTTCATGCTTGGCAGGGTCATAAGCAGCCACCGTAGCCGCAAGCTCAGTTTCGGAAAAGGACAAAGCCACACCGCTCATCGCGACATGCTTGCCCGGCTTAAAGATTTGGATTTGTTTAGTCGTCGTTTTCATGCCGCCATAATGGCGAAAGCGGCAAGGACAGTTAAGACGGAAGGGTTTCCGGGGGAAAAGTGGGCTTGAAAAGTTTTGGGCTAGGGGCTGAGTGCTAAGGAAAATCCTTATTTTTAATAACGCTCCCGCTCCCTTTAATACTTACCTTTTAAGCCTCGATGTATGGCTTGTCATGGCTCTGCCAGTGAGATTTCGGACAAGGTAAAAGCACGCTTGGATGCCGAATACCCCCATGACGCGGCAACCGGATACCGCGTCGGGCAAATTCGCGGTGCTGTGAGCATTAAGCGTCCTTTGTGAAGCAATGACTAAAGCATGACGCTGCTGAATAGTGAGGACAGCTTGGCGTTTCCGGCAGTGCCGGATACCCCAATTCAGACGTAAAGCGCGTTGCAATGCAGTTTCGGGCTTGTCCTACTAAATTGGTTTGGCGGCATCTTGACATTGGTGAAAATTGGAGTAAATTGATACGCCAGCTGTCTCATTTAAGTGAGGTACTCATGGGTGATTTTACTATTCAAATAACTGAAAGGCGCCAGCCTGATAGTCAGAATGTAAGGTTGCAAGTCTCCCAGTTTGAGGAGAGATTAACCAGCCCTGCCTATCATCATACAGTGCATGAAGTGATGTATGTGACTGAGCATTTTCATACTTTCCTTAAGGCTGGCCTGCCTTACAATAGAATGATGATACTGCGAACCAAGCTTATCGCTATGCTCAAATCTGGGTCGCATCATCAATAAGCTGAGCTTCGTTTTTGCGCAGCATTAAAACTCAGGTTATATATTTTTCTGTATTTCATTCCAAGCCCATGTATGAATTATGGGCTTGTACCCGTTTATCAATATCTATTGCCGCTGCGCTTCAACTTCATATTCGCCTCTGTCTTGATTTCTCCACATGATTGAGTAGAGGGTGAGATCTTCCCCGATGGTGGTGACTGTCGTGCCGGTGCAAGTGCGAATTTGTGTTGTCTGATTAAACCCTAGCTCTGCTTCATCTTCGACGGAAACGAACTTTGCTCCCGCCCGTTTGGCGGAGGACATTTCAGTGAGGATTTGTCCAACTAGAGATTTGACGCTTGCATCGCTACAGGTCGGCAGTATTGTCATCGCAACGCCGACAAACGACATAAATGCCCAGAGGCTACCGAATGTTGCGAACACGACTGATTTAACGGCGCGACCTTTTACATCAATCGGATGTTCTTTTGCGATTTCGATCAAGCTATTTCGTTTGATCAAATATGCCGGAAACCCAATAATCCACAGCAGCAACGTGACCGTTCCCCAATGCCCCGCTGATAGGTTAAACATGCCAGTCCTATCCGGGATTTTGCCTATTTTGTAATTTGTGGCGTCAAGATATACCCACACGCTGGAGGCTGCGATAACGACGATGATTGCTACATTCAACATGCTTATTCCTTGTTATTATTATTGTTACAAAACTAGCCGTAAGGCACCCAGTTTCTCCTCTTTGTTTTTAAACGAGAAATAACACTTTCGTTCAATTTTGATTGCCAAAAACATCATCCAAAAACATCATTAAGATAATATCGAGAGTGAAAAATCTGCACCGCCAAAAGTTACCATTCAAATCTCCTGATTGATATAGGGAAAATCCTTATTTTGCATTCAGCCCATAGGGTAAACTTCGCAACTATGTGTAGACGCTTTGCTCAATCAGACCCCGCAACGATAGTGCTGAACGCATCAATCCTGCATCGTTGCAAATGCCACGACTATAGGGAGTGTTAATTGAATTTTCTTGCGCATGCCCTGCTTGCGGGCGACCAACCCGCATTGATCGTGGGTGGTGTTATCGGTGACTGGATCAAAGGTGTCTTGCCGGGCACATTACCCGATGACCTAGCGCAAGGTGTTGCATTACACCGGGCAATAGATAATTTTGCCGAGTCTAATCCTGCCTTCAGGAGAAGTCGCACGCGAATCTCAGCGCATCGTAGACGATATGCCGGCGTGCTGGTTGATGTGATCTACGATCACTTGCTCGCAATAAACTGGGCTGATCATCATCACATTCCCCTCAATGAATATTGTGCAGATGTCTACAGCATCATCCATGACAGACTACCTGACCTACCCGACACTTCACATCTGGGATTAATGATGATGCGCAAAGAAGACTGGCTGACAAGCTATCAGCACATTGAAGAGATTGCAGATGTCATAGCGCGTATGTCACGTCGAATCCGGCGAGCCAACCCATTGACTAACGGAGAACAAGAATTTCTTGCTGATGTGGATGGATTCACCAGCGACTTTGAAATTTGGCTTGCTGATGCGAAAGCGTTTAGTAGCGAATGGAGAGCGCAATCTAAGCGGTAGGTTGGCATTTCTGATTCTGAATCAGGGTTTTCCTTATATCAACAATATCTATTGAAGCAAAATGTGCTGCCATCTTTAAACCGCTAGACCCGTGTTATTTTTTCTTACCTGCCTCATCCTCCTCCACCCACTCTCCGCCATAGGTATCCTGTATATATTTCAGCGTCGGTTTGAATCCCATCTCTACAATCTTGCTGTCACGTTCTGCTGTCAGGTTGGTGTCTGTTGCATCGGCGCATTTTCGCCACACTTGCGGCAGGGCGGCGCCGGGGAAATTCCATTCGGTTAGCCATTTAACGATGGTGGCGTTGAGGCTCATGCAGATGAGGTCTGCATCGGCACGCACGATGTCGTCGCGTACGTTGCCTTGTAGGTCATCGTTGCCAAGTTTGCCGGGGGTGCCTTGTGTGCTGGCGGTTTGCCCGAGTGTGGCGCGGGCGATAGCGGCATCCATGCGGTCGTAAAGTGAGGTGTAATCCGCCGTGCCGCCGCGTGTGGCTTCCAGCAGTTCGGCACTCATGCCTTCGGGGAAGATGATTGCGCTGTCGGTCTGGATGTCTTGCAGGGCAGATAGCAGTTTGTCCTGATCTTCTTTGGCGGTGCCGGGTTGATATTTGCCCAGTGCGGTCGGGCTACCGAACTTCTCCAGAAAGATCAGCCAAAATTTAATGCCGCTGCGTTTGAAGAACACCGGCCAGTAAAGCCAGTGTGCCAAACCTAAACCATAGGGTTCGTCATCGTGATCGCTGCCGGTGGCGAAGGTCCAGAATTTTTTATCCGGCAAGGCCTCGCCCATCGGATTGGTGGATGTCTTAAGGCGTAGCGACATATCCGGCGCGAAACCAAAGCGGCGGCGGTCGCGTACTTTGATGCCACCACGCGTCGTGTCGAGCACAATCTTGCCCTCCTCCACCGCATAAATCGGCTCGCTCACTGCGTAACCATAGAAGATGCCATAGAGCATTTTTTCGGTGATGCTGTCGAAGGGAATACTGTTGAGTTGCTGCTCGATGAATGCTGCCGCTTGTTTGTCGATGCGCTTATCGCCGCCGGGGATGACTTCCCAGGGCTTGGCGATCACCGCGCGCGCACGTTGCTCGAAACAGGCTTTGACTTGTTCATCGCGCAGCACTTCCTGATAGATCAGCAGGTCGCCGCTACCTTTGAGTGATAGCAGCCGGTCGGTGGCGGGTAGCAGCGGCAGGCTATCGACATGGCCGCGTGTGATGTCGCGTCCGTCCCGAGTGGTGGCGATTTCGTCCAGGCTGGTGGTGATTTCGTTTTTGAGGTCGGTTTTCATTTTAATCTCCGTTCATTTTTAAATTTCCGTTCGTCTTGTTTCGTCAGTCAAGGACATAGCGCATTGCGCCTTACAAACTGATTCCCTCCCCCCTCTGCATGGGGGAAGGAGCAAAAACCGTTCGTCCTGATAACCAATGACTTACTCAGCGTTTTTTGCTGGGTTAGTCAGATGGCTAGTTGTTTCATCAGCCTGTCGAAGGAAGCCTGACAAAGCAAGGCATCTATATAAAGCCAGCGATGCCGCCGGATGTGGTGACACGACTGCCTGCGGATTGAAATTCGGATGTCCCTCTGCCACTGCCTTGTGCTGCCATCCATAACATATGCACCATGTCCGGGCCGTCGTCATGATCGGCTTTCGGAAAGTGGCGGAACTGATCTATCAGCGTGGTCTGGCCGGGATGAAGACGCAGCAGGCCATTGGCCATATGCGGTTGCAGCGTCTCGATGCGCAACAATTTATCGGTATAGGGCTGCACTGCGCGAGCAGGTATCGGTATTCCGCGTGCTGCACTACGCTTAATCAACTCGGTGCGTAAAAATTCCTGAAACTGCACGGTCTCGATCACCCACAGGATGCAGCGATATTCAGCATGCATTGCGATGATGTCTTCGATGATTTTGTCCGGCAGGCGTTTTTTGATGGCGGCTTCCACTACATCCAGTACCCCGGTGCGGCGATTGAAACCACCGATGCCGATGGCGGAAGGATCGCGGCTGGCACCCGCTTTACCTAGCGATGGATCACAAGCACCGAAGAATATCCACTCGTTTAGACGATTCACCCAGAACTGTATGCTGTTGGCGAATGGCGCATCGTCGCTACTTACCGGATCGTTCTGTTGTTCGCTATCGAATGCAGCACGTCCATCACGGGCGCGCTTCACCATCAGTTTGTATAGCGGCTGTCCTTCCGGCCAACACACTATGGCTCCCGCTTCCATTTCGGGTTTGTGCCGGTTGTAAAAATCTAACGCGGACTCTGCGCCAAGGTTCAGTAAAACTTCTTCCCACTGATCCCATAGATGCATGTTGTCTGGCCAGCGTTGGATAGACTTGAATTTTGTCGATGTCCAGAGCGGATTTTTTAACAAGCGTGACAGCACTGAGTCGTAGTGCAGGATGGTGCCGATGACGATGACGTCCATCGAATCATCAGCCGCACCCAGAGACAGCACGGTTTTCTTCAGCCAGTTTTCCAGCTTGTCGCGCTGGTCGGGGCTGCGCACATTTTCGTCGTTTTCCAGATCATCACCCACTACCAGATCGGGACGGTGCGGGCCGTGTCGTAAGCCACGCATACGCTTGCCGGAACCGAACGCCTGCACTTTGGCATCGTTGGCGGTGACGATGGTGCCGACTTGCCATACCCGGCCAACGCCTGACGCTTCAGGGTAGTCCATCGCCAAGCGTGGATTAAAAGCCAGCTCCGCCTTGATCGCCTCCAGCATGGTCGCGGCTTGATCCAGCGCATCCATGATGATGAGCGGGTAATGTTTGCGAGCGGTGACGATGCACCACAATACGAATATCTGTGTGACGATGGTGGACTTGGCGTTGCCGCGTGGCGCGGCGATGGCTTCATGACCGCCTTCTTCGTTATCTACGATTTCAGGTAAGCGTTTGTATAGGTAAGTATGCAGTTCGGCATCCGCTTCTTTGACGTAGTGGGGAAAATAGGCTCTGGCAAAAAAGCATAAGTCGTTTTGCGACTGCTCACGTCGTGCGGCCAGTGCTGCCGGATCAGGATCAAATCCGTCAACCTCGGCCTCGATCTGGATGCGAAACTCCTGAGCGAGTTTGCCTATCTCTTCTAAAAATGTACGACGTGAGGTGGAATTAGCCATATGCTTTTGCTAATTCATCGCCAAACGGTTCCAGC